GCAGCATCTAACCATCTTCCATTACGCTGGAAGATATTTTTAATCTTCTTAAGATACCTTGTATTGTATGCAGCACCTGGAGATTTCCATTCAAATACCTTACCATAGAACTTAACTCCATTATATGCTGACCCTGCTTTAACTCCTGGTCCTAATGGTGGTTGGGCAAATACAATATTATCACCAGATACAGTAAATGCTTTACCTGGTTCTTGTAATATACCATCTAATGTTACAATAAGAGTATTAGCATTAACTGGAGTAAATGCAACACCGTTCTCATCTAGTACTTGGAATGTCTTTGTGCCAATTAACTGACCGTCACTATTGTATGTTCCATCGAATGCACCATTAAGAGTAAACTCAAAAGCACGAGTCTCATTGAAATTAAAGTCTGATGTCGCAACAGATCCAATACCCTTACGAACTCTTTGACTCTCTACATTCTGAATCGTCTGAGTAATTATCCTTGTAGTATTCTCAACAGTGATCTTATTCTTTTCAGGATCCCAAAGTTGAACAATACTGAAGTGATCTGCCTTTGGAACTTCAGTTGGCATTGTTGTAGAGGCATCACTCTCAACATCAACCTGTCCAAACAATCTAAATCCAGCTGGATGGGTAGTAGACTTAATTAAGTCTCTCCATTGCTCAATTGGAGTCTTAGATTTAACAACATATGAATAATCTTGATAGAAAGCACTATCAATTAACCTTTGATTAGATACACCTAGTTTTCCTTTATCAGATTTAGAGAAACCTCTATTGTCATAGAAACTAGTAATGTCTTCAGTAAATCCAGTAACAAATACAGATTTGATAACTGCGGAAGATACTGATGATAATCCTTCAATCGCAACATTCTCCCTCAAGATCCCAGTCACAGACTGGAGTTTCAGGAGGTTAGATCCTAGTCTCCACTCAGTAACCTTTGCTCTAGCAACTTCTGTGTTTCCTATCTTCTGTACTACAGTTTCACCTTTTTGGAAATCTCCACTTATAGTTTTAAGTCCTACTATGTACTGAGAAGTGAAATTAGATGAAATTGATTTGTCTAAGTGGAAAGCACTACCATTATTAGTAAATGTTACACTTTGAGGTACTCCTACAGTTGTACTTCCAGCATATGCTCTAACATCTCCTTCTACAATTTCTATTTCTGGTGCAGCAGTATATCCTTCACCAGGAGAGACTACATTTATCTGATAAATCTCACCTACTCTTGCAATAACTGCAAATGTTGCATTCTTACTGCTAGTAGTAGAAGTTATTACAACTTTAGGATTAACATAGTTGGAACCCTTCTTAGTAACAGTAACACCAGTTACAATTTTAGATGTAGCATCGAACAATACAGTTGCTTCTGCCTGATAGTCAGACTTAGGTGAAACACCTGCAATTGAAGGAACCTTGTTATAGTTTGATCCAAGATTTATAACACTAAAATCTTCTATTTGACCAACAGCAAATTGTCCTGTTGTAGTATATGATATTGTTCCAGATCCATCCCAAAGAGGAGCATCTCCAACCAAGTCATATACAAAACGATTGTTGGTAACATAATTAATTGTCTTAGTACCTTGTAAAGGATCGGTAACTAGTTTAAAGACTCCATTACCACTATCAACAACTGCATTCTTATCAAAGTAATAGAAATTAGTAAAGTCAGTACCTACCTTAGTATCATAGGTATTACTTACTAGTCTTGACCCAAATCCAAATTTAACATCAGTAGATGCTCCACTATTCCCGGGTAGAGTTGTAGATGCAATCTTCTCTAATGTAATCAAGTTATAGTTCTTACTTGGACTAATATCAAAGTAAGTCCCACTGAGACTACTATGAGACGTATCGAACTTATACTTATAAAATTCTTGTATATTTAATTCTGGGTTTGGTACAAATGTACTATTATCTTCTGAGAATTCAAATTTATACTCTATCGATGAGAATGACTCAACTGACACCAATCTCTTAGGAGTACTAGAATCAAAGAATGTAGTACTAATATCAACTGAACTAGCACTAGTCTTCTCTACTGCATAATCAAATATGACAGTTGCCTTCTGAGTTGTACTATCATAAGTTTTAATATATCCAGAATTAGCAATATCACCTACTTGGAAGTTATTTGTAAAATTATACTGTGCCTTATATAAAGCAATTTCTTTATTATCGAAATGATCAACAGCAGTTGATGATTCTTGTCCTCTCTCAACACTTAATGTCTTACTGTTAATAGCAGTAATCTTAATAATCTCATCACCTATCTTTAATAAATCATTTACAGCAAAACCTGTAGCATCATCAACTGTAACAGCAGTATTATTAGATGCAAACCCTGCATGGTCAATAAAGATTGTCAACCTTGCTGTACTTGTCGATCCACCAGATCTTACAAGACTCTCATCAGCAACACCAACGTAATCTCCTCTCTTATATCCACTTCCAGCATTCTGTATTGTAACATTTGATACAACGCCAGCAGCAGATACAGTAATGGATGCAGTTGCACCAGTACCTGACCCACCAGTTATAGCAATGTTATTGTAAGTGGCAGCAGTATAATCTGCACCACCATTTAGAATTTCAAATCTTCCTATACCACTATCATTAACCTTTGTTGTGTTAGATGGTGTTTTAAAAGTAACGTCTTGATATAAACGTTTTCTTAAATACCATGTCTTAGTCTTAGTAGTATCATCAGGGTTAATATCGATTGTTACTTTATCATCAATACCCAACCCATGAGGTGATGTTGTTTCAATAAGAGCAACACTTTGATTGACAATAAATGGTTCTAAGTTATCACTTAATGAAGTAAGAGTTATTATCTTAGATCCAGAAGTATTGAATAAATCACTTGACTGTATATAATAGTCAGTATCAATAATCCAAGTACCGCTGAGAACCTTGATCTTGACTACGTTCTGACTGTTTGTTCCTTCTAATACTTGTGCTGTAGCAATAGGTGTATTAACACCATCGGTAAGACTTAAAGTTGCACCCTCTGTATATGAACTATTCTGATCTACAAGAAGAGAGAAAGTTTTAATATCAGCAGAGAATGTTCCAGTTTCATTAAACGTACCATTAACATTTTTCAGTACGATAACATTACCACTCGAAACTGTACCCACTATTGTACCATAAGCACTAGTATCTGGCTGCCTTAATGTATCATCAGCAAACAAATATGCACTTTGAATTGTTGTTAATTTAACTACCTTATTTTCTTTTGATTGTAGATAACTAACAGATTGACCTTTAACAGAGTTAACTAATGCTTCTGCCTCAGATCCATCAGTTCCTTGATTATCAAAATGAACCTTTGAGTTAACTGAGAAGTTAGAAGATGAACTCTCTATAGAGACACTATCAATTGATCCTGGAGTAATCGAAGAAACAGAAGCAATTACACCTTCTCCATTTCTAGGCATACCAGAAGTAAAGAACCTCTTAGCAGTTTTAGGAATATCATTCTGATTAATATTCGAGTTGTAGTTACTATCTACAGGTAACGAATAGAAATTCTCACCAATAACATATGGGAACTGTGGTACTTGTGTACTATCGATAGTTAAGAAGTAAGCATACGTTCCTTCTGGATAATCGGGAGTAACACAGAATCTACCATTGTTTCCATCTAATGATCCAGACTTATGAGTGTAGATATAATCATTAGTAAATGTTCCTAATGGATAAGTTACTAGTGATGGTCCATCTACACGAGATCCACTTAAAGAATAACTAGAAGTCATTCTCACAATTGTGGAATTTACATCTAGTGGATTCTCATGACCGAAAGCACCATATATGGGGTTACCATCATAAGCAAAACCTATGATTGGTGAATGAGTAAAGGTTGCTGGTTCTGAACCTGCACCGTTTAAATTATCATTAAGTGCAACTCTAAGTGCTTTTGGATTAGCTAGATGTGCATATCCATAATAACGAGTATTATCATAATTCTCAAAAAGATAACCATAGTTGGTATCTAAGTTGCTTGTATACTTATCAAATCTATTTTTATTCCACTCTTTAAGTAATGGTGTTCCTGTAGCATTCTCCCCAACAGGAATAATATCTACAACTACTGTCGCTTGCTTATAGAAGTTACCTTCGTCAACTTTTTCAAACCCAGTTAACTTACCATCAGTATCGATGACTGAATTATATTCGGCAAACCGCCCCTTACCCGCAGTGTCACGAATTCTTACGATTGGTGGAGAACTGTAAAACTCTCCAGCGTTCGTAATTGTAAGGCTTGTTACCTTATTTCTTGTTACTACAGCAGTTACTGCGGCATCTCTACCAGAAGTAATAACAATGTCAGGAGTTCTTGGGAAAACGTCAGTCGTATCAACAACTATGCTCTCTACAACTTCACCAGAAAGAAATGCTCTTGCTTTATTCGCTACACCATCTACAAGAACGAAGGGCGGTTTAACGTACCCTCTTCCTTGAGTGTTAACTGCGATGCTTTCTAGTTTACCGAACCTTATACTTTCTGTATCCTTGTAACCGTAGACAGGGACACCGTTTAGAAGGATTCCAATATCTCTCTTTGGAGTTGGATATACTTCTGTAGTTCTAGTTGCTTGCTTTCTTATAAGACGAAGCAATTTCTGATCTTGAACTGTTTGTGTTACAGTAGATCCATCTAAAATGTTATATGATGGATAACTGGAACTAGTAATATAATAATACTGATCATCTTCATGGATAGATGATACATTAGTCTGTACTTGATCTAATGCACTTACTACACCAGCATGTCCTGAAGCAGTTACTGCTCCTGTAGTATTAAGAACCCAACGAGGTTGACCATTAAGTATAATCTTAGGATCAATAGTTTCAAATCCTGGTTCCGAAACCTGAATCTTATCTCCAACTGAAGAATATGGTTGAGGTGTTGTTGTAGCAAGATTGTATACTACACCAAGGCTTAAAAGACTGACACTAGAACCTTCTAGTAACACAGGCTTATAAACCGAGTCGCTCGCTGTATGAGCAAGTGGATTTGGTCTTTCTGAAATTATAAATTGCGATACAGTTTTGTCATCAAACTTTATAGTTTCACTACCAATTAAAATTTCTCCTGTATTACCCCACCCTTGTGTGGAAAACACATTAATACGCTTACCATCACCATCGGTGTTATTAAGATCCTTCTCAAGACGAGTCTTAGTTGAGACAGAGAAGAGACCATTAACAGTTTCTGGAGCAAGTACTACATTCCATATTACTTCATCATCTGAAGTACCTTCTGCATAGACGTTATCTACAGTAGCAGAAGCATATCCATATTCCTCAGTAGCAGTCTGGACAATACTCTTACCAATTAAATCTTTAGGGTTACCAGTAACAACCTTACACTTCAAAGCATATACGTTGATCCAATCTGCATTAGATGCCTTGTAAGTAAAGTCTCTTGGCTTATAAACTTCTGGTTTATTATCTACATCCTTAGCAACGATGGTGTTGAAAATAAACTGGATGGAACTATCAGTTCCTTTTGCCTTATAAAACTTCTGAATGTTTTTAATCAGAGTTCTCTTATCAACTTCACCCTTGAGATACTTCTCAGGGAAAGAACCTAGATACTGATTCTCAAAACTCTTGACAAAAGCATATAAAAATAGATTGCTAACATTGTATACTGTCTCACCAGAGTTGTGAGGTGCAGCAGTGGTGCTAGAGAAGGTGCTATTGTCGTATAAGTCACCAAGTGTCGTATTTCCACTAACGCCCCTTATACACTCTCTTAGTTCAGTGTCAGTGCGTGTAGCATAAAGGATAATTTCATCACCCACTCTAACATATCCATTCTTGGATGGGAAAGAGGAAGCATCCGATAATACAAGGGTAGTATCGCTATCGGTGATAGTAGCAGTAAGGGAGTCCTTTTGGGTAAGAAGATTCTGTTCATAATAATCTATATCCCTATACTTTTGAATGTTAGTAATAACATCTAAGGGACCACCTTGAACTTCCTGAGCTTCGTAATACTTCTGAATGAACTTCGTAAAAAGTTCGTACTCAGTCGTAATGAACTCAGGTATCTGAGACTCTATAAGAGTAGATATTCTTTTGGTCTTAACTGCCATTACTCTTTATATGCAACGAAACTGGAATTTGCGATATCCACGTCAAGGTACATCTCTCTGAGTGCCTTGATATCATTAGAACGTGGTTTTACTGTAAGTGAGATACGATTATCAAAATAACTACCCTTAATGATAGTCATATTATAAAGTTTAGTCTCACCTTTTTCATAATCTATGTCACCGACTTCCTTGTCTAGGACAACTTTTTCACCAGTTACAGGATCTAGTCTATATAGGACTATTTTACTATCCCTATCTTCAAGATAAACATCATATTCAGGATATTCTGTTACTCTAAATCCAGTTGATGACAGGACGGGTTCGTCGCAATCTTTTAAAAATGAATTTTGGTAACAGACTTCATAGTAATAAGTAGAATTCAACTGAGGATAGAAGTCTCTCCTCATTGCAAGAGTAGTTAAGTTTGACTTAATGCTACGATCAGCATCATCAATCACTCCAATAAACTTACTGTATCGGAATGTACCTTTAAATTTCTCTGTATCAGAAGCATCAACATACTTTTGTATCTGACCAATAACCTTATCTCTGATATTAGCAGTAGACTGATCTGTTACTAGTCCGTCATAGTAGACTTTACTGGTCATTTCCACATGGAGAATGGCAGGATCTACGATTACTGGTTCAACAGATGCCACAACATATTTCTTTAACTGGGCAACAATGTCAGATTTGGTTAATGATGTAAGATATGACGCATCGGAAGGCTTTAATACTATGAAAACCTTACCATAGTCAGGGGGATCTTGATCTTCTCCACCAAATATTATGATGTCGCTAGTAGCAGGATAGATGTTACGAACTATTGCACTATAGTCATCAGATGTAACAGCACGATCCTGTGACCCGTAGGTCTTCGGTGCATTGTATTTGATCTTATCTGTTGTCTCTATTACTTCACCACCAGCAGCGGGGATTGTAGAGTTGATAGCAACGGTGAATTGATTAGGTGACACACCGTTAGGATTCTCTAGTACACCAGCAAATACAAAGGTCTTAACGCCATTAGACTCAGGACCAGACGTTGTAATATAAGAGACTTCTATCTTAGTATTGTTTGTTATAAGTTTACCTAATACTCCATCACCAAAGATGAGTTCATATCGCTCATCGGTGATTTCATCAAGGAAAAATACCTTAGAATTAGAATCCACTCCTAGAATATTCTGTGCAAGGAGATAAGGTTCGTTAAATGAACCTCCATTTGGATAAACTTTCACACTAATTGTATTAGTGTCAATATTTTGGTTAGGTAAAATGAATTTCTGTGACTTATTACTAGTATCTTTAATGAAAGTATTGGTAACTGATGTTCCTTCTCTTACCGCAACGTTCGTAAAGGTCGCTATATCGCTTACTACCTGTGCTGTAACATCATCTGTAACAATATAACGATAGATTGTATTGTCATATGCAGCAGTGAATCCAGTTCCCTTCTTAAGTACTAGTTCTGTATCAGTTGTAGGATTAGTGTAGGTGACAGCAAATGAAATATATGCAGTAGGAGAGGTAGCAGACTTTGGTCTGTATCCCAACTGCTTCGCAATTGCTATTACGTTGTCTCTGAGTGTAGCGGAATCAATGAATAGTTCATTGACTACCATATTCGTATTAAACGCTGTGTAGTACGTATTATACGCAAGTACGTCAAGCATATTTGACAGAGCAGAACCCTCAAAGTCATAATCAGTAAAATCTGATTGTGCTCTCAAATATTCCTTAAGAGATACTTTGATTTGATCAAAGTCTAAATTTGCAACCTGTGTATAAGGCATTATCGTGTACGCTCTAAGAAGAATTCAACCTGTACTCGTGCATCATCAGCTCTACCTGTAATGACATAGGCAACTTCTACCTCAAAACCATTATTCTGAAAATCAGGCTCACATCTAATACCTTCTACAGAAATACGTGGTTCAAATAACCCTAGACACTCGGCAATTTCTGACTTGATTAAAGCAGCAGAACCATAGTCTAGTGGTTCAAATAATAAACGACGTACATCTGATCCAATATCAGGTTGGAACGGTCTCTCTCCTTTATTAGTAAGAAGTAGATTTTGGATTGCTTGTACAACCGCAGCTTTATCCTTCACGCACACAAGGTCATCCGTTACAGGATGGGTCTTGAATGTAACGCTTATATCTTTAAACGTCTGGAAGGTGGGCATGTAGACACAGCAAGGCTGTTTTTATTTATCTACTCAACGCCATAGAAGGTATACTTCAACGTCAGTTCTTCCTGTGGTTTTACTACCTTTACTGTTCTAATATAATATCTTTCACCTATTTTGTATTTTTCACAGTTAGGTGTATCACTGTGATTAATGAAACCACCAAGCGGAGTTCTGACTATTTCCTCGTGGTGTATGTGATCTAGAATAAGGTGTGACATGCCAAGTTCCGCGCCTACCTTTAGGGTAATGCGCGAAAATAGTCCTTGACCATGCAATGCGCTCTCGCCAATATAACAACCGTTAGGTAGTGGATGGTACATCTTGACAACAGTGGTTCTCACGGTGATCGTTCACCATATATTCTAGTTTATCATCTATGCTTGACATTCGCTCAGAGATCTTTTCTAACACGTCTAATAGCGGGTCATCATAATAGTACATATTACTATTCTCACGATGCTGCTCTGTATCTCCAGTAACTTCAACCATATCATCGTCCTCATAATAGTTCCATTATTTAGTCGGCGATTCGCGCTCGGCGTTTCGGCGGTATTTAACCAAAGGTCATCCAGTTATAATGAGTCCTTATAGGCTTCTCTGTCTCCTTCTTAGGTTGACATGCCTTCTGATAGATTCTATACAATAAGTCGCCAGTAATCATTTCGGTCTCCTCTCATTATTATCTAGGACTTCTGCCATCTTTGCATTAATAGCATCCATCTTTGCCTCCACAGACTCTGGCGTTGCCATAACCCTGTATAAGACTTCATCTCTCGTTGAGAGTTCTGTAAGCATGGTAGCAATTTGATCCCACAAATAATCAGAACCTACGCCCTTCATGCTCATCTTCCCTGCCCTCTGTATCTTTTACGAGCAGAATTGCGAGA